TTATCTAACATCTTAATCAGTTTTAGATTAGGCTTCATAGCTGTCATCTTCTTCTGATAATTAGCACCCATCTGCATTAGACGGATCATGTCTTTAGGATCACTAATTTGCATATCAACGCCATTGGCTTTGAAAGGCTTAGTTACCTCTTTGAACGCACTTTCGTAATCAAACTTCTTAGTTTCCTGGGTATCCCCATCTGTGTCTTCAGTATTTGATTCCAGAGTGTTAATGGAGTCTTCAGTCTCACCTTCAGTAGAAGTATCCTGCTCCGTCTGGGTATCCCCTTCTGGTTGGCTATCCTCTTCATCTGTAGATGAGTCTTCAGTGTGCTCCTGTGCTGCACTCTCTCCCTCATTTGGTGTGTCTGAGGTGTTTGTATCCTCATCAGCATCTTGGTCTGCTGTAGGTGTCTCTGTGTCCTCTACTGGAGTAGTCTCTAGGACTTCATCAACAGGAGGAGGTTGTTTCATAAAATCTTCATCTGAAAGATTTAGATCAGTACTCATTAAGAAAGCTCTTCATTAGCAAGTTCTTCCTCTGACTGAGCTAATGCTTCTAAATCGGATTGTGCCATACCCGCTCGCTGTACAACTAAGTTAAAGTAGTTAGCTAAAGCACCTACTCCAGTAATCATGGTATCAATGATTTTCTGCTCTGAATCAGTTAACTGTGCATTACTCTTAGCCATTACTAAACGAGCCGCTTCTTTTTGAAAATACTCTTCTTCAATGATTAATTTAAAGTGAGGATTAGTAGATAACTTAACATACGCTTCCCCTACTGCAATCATCTGTTTAGCTGCTTTAATTTGTATAGCTACTGTTTCTGAATCATTCATAGGTAGTACCTTATGTGTATTAGTTAGTTAACGGTTAAGAGTTACTCTTATTTAACGCATCAAAGGCACTCTTGTCAAGCCCAGATAATCTATCATGTTCTTTCTTTTCCATTTCATTTCGATGGGCTTTATCAGCTTGTTGTTCTTTATTAGCATCAGCAACACCTGACTCAGCATTAACAAAGTCAAGATCTTTACCATCAGAATCACTATGCATATTTCTAGCCTTAGCTTGTTCTGTAGCAGTCTTAGCTTGTTTCAATCCTACATCTACTTGGTTCTCTTGACCTTTAGCAGTTTCATTAGCTATACGTGCTTTTAACATTTCCATCTCTAACATTTGCATCTGTTGAGCTAACGGATCTGGTTGAGGTTGATACTCTTCTATGCGTTTAGCTAATTCAGGCATCTTACGAAGTTTAGCTATCTCTGCCCTAATCATGCGTACTTCACCTGGATCTGAATTGGGTCCAGTAGTTTGTAGCATGAAGGCTAACTCTTGAGCTTTTTCATTATCAGCTTCAGCAGTAGATATATTTAACTTAATATCGTATTTGCCCCCTAGATCATTACGATCTATCTTTACAAACTCTTCATTGGTAATTCTAACAATCTCTTCATCTTCTAAGAACTCAGCATTCATAGAGATAACCTTACGACCTATCTGTGTAAGTCCTGTAGATAGTCTACGTAGGATACCTAGTTCTCTTTTAGATGTAGCATCTAATGCTGATCTAATTCCTGTTGCTGTGGCCCCAAGGGCTTGTCCTGATATACCACTGGTGAATGCCTTTACCCCTGTAAGCGATTCTGCTTCATTATTTTGCATATTCAATAGTTCTATAACAGATCTAGGAATCTCAGGGTACACGCCCATATGGAAGGCTTGCTTTGGATCTACATTAGCATTGAATTTGTAATCATCACCTCTATCAAACTTACGTGCATTGGTCACATCCAAAGCATCCTTACGGATACCTTGCTGTCCATTGGCACTTCTACCCATAATATCTATAGCACCTCTTGTGAGAGCTCCTACGATCTTCTGGTTATCTTCTATAAGTGCTGCATCAGGTTCACCATACAAATTCCTACGTCTAGGCAAGTATTGAACTAATATGAAGGGTAGCTTCTTATCTGGGTATGGATTCTCTTCCATACGAATCACAGTACTACCTACCCAAGTAGCTACAAATGAAGTTACCTCACCAGAGTTGTCTATATCCCAGTAACCCCAATACTCTCTAGCTATAATCTTCTTTCTAGCTTTGTCTTTGAAAGTGAAGTTACTCTTATCGTCTACAGAATAATCAGGTTCGGCTAGTATAGAAGCACTTTCAAAGTTGATATCATCTAGATTTTTGTATCTACCATCTTTCTTTAATTCAGAAAGAGATGTCTCAAAACTATATATAGCAAAACTAGCTTTCTCTATATCTCCATTACAAGTAGGATCTATAACTAAATTGTGATAATCGCATATATCAAATACAGGTTGGTTTTTAGTAATGATGGTCTTAATGGAAGACTTCTCCCCTGTCTTAACTTCTTGAATAACAGGTTGTCCATCTGGACCTAATACTTGTTGCTGCTCTATAATATCTGTGTATACTTTACGTTTGTCTTCTTCAGTCTCCCAACTTATACGTACCGTAACTGTACCTTCATCTACAGCTGTACGTACAAACTCATCTATGAATTTTACCTTATCAATCTTGCAGTTGATTTGATAGTTCAGAACTAAACCATTCTGTTCAGCGGATTCTTTATCTTCAAACGTAGCAGGAGATGTATTGAATAGATCATCAGTAGCTAGGAAAGGTTCTGATAACGCAGCATATCTCCATTCAGCCTGCTTACGAGCTAACTTAGGTATAAGCTTAGATCTACCTGGTTTAGTTTTAATACTTTGTACACCGTTAAGTACCTGTAACCAATTATCTACTTCAGCGATATGAGCAGTATGTGCTGATTGCGCAGATTCTAAATCTTGCTTTAGATCAGCTAAACTAGGTGGGTTTTCCCAATCAACCAATTCAGATACATCAGTGGCAGTATTATTCTCGAAGTCTAAAGTAGGTTCACTTTCCATTAGTTTGGCCTTTTAAATGCTGCACATATGAACTGTACTGTTCTTTTATTGAATTATCTACTTTGTATATCTTAAGACCATCTACTGTAGCATAGAAGGATAGGTGATTGTCAAACATACTATTCTCTACTCCTGGAACTATAGCAGCATAGATGTCATCATTCCTAACTACCTCTGATACAAAGTATTTCCATATCTTCACAAAAGCTAACTTAGCTGAAATATTGTTAGCTACAAGTATACCATTTATAACATACCCATTTAATGGTCTATTAAATCTATAGAAGAGTACTGCTTCCCCTTCTTGAATAAGGCTACAATGTTTGAATATCATTTAAGAATATCTATTACAACAGATGAAAATACATTACCCATACCTGCTCCTAAACTAAGAAATCTACCGGATTCTTCTTGTATAGCCAAAGCAGTTTCTATTGCTGTAGATGCTCCCATAGTATGACCTATACGTAGCTTATAGTTAACAGTACGTATCCTACCAAATTTCTTATTAATTATCTCTGCTTCTACCATATTATCTTTAGAGAATGTACTGTGAGTTTTTATAAAATCAATGTTTGAAGTGTCTACTCTACGGATAACCTTGCTATACCCCTCTCCTGTAGGAGATATACCCACTGGGTTGCCATAGGATTCTGCAGCTATACAAATATCAGATACATGAGCTAATGGAGTATGCTTAGTTCTTCTAGCTAATTTATCACTCTCAAATACTGTGATGTTACATCCTTGACCTAATCTGAATTTAACTACATCTGGATCATTTTCTTCATGAGCCAATTTGGTTAATTTATGTCCTCCAAATATATCTAGATTTTCTTCAGAAGTGCCATTATCTGAAGCTACAACTACAACAGCATCTAGATGATTTAGAGCTAATAAATTATATGCATTGAACCATGCTGAGTGACCACTGATACAGCTTGTACTATCTGTAGATACATAATCAAAGGTACCTAGTTTATTAGCTAGTTGTCCTGCATACACATGAGTCATTCCTAGTAAAGGAATTCTATGTACAGGGTACTTATTAGATACTTTGATATTATGGCTGTACCCAGTCCATATGGTACCTCCTGTGGCCAGTATCAATCCTACCCTACATTTCTCTGTCAGGGATCTAATGAAGGCTGAGGTACCGTCTGAGGCATTATACTTACCTTCCAGAACATAGTTAACCAATTCAGAGGGCATAATCTTGATACCACGATTAACTACCATACCCCCATCAGATACTTGATGGACATATTGAGGTTTGTCTATGTAATCAATCAGTGTGATAGCTTCAGAGTATACAGAATTAATATGTGTGATAATCATACTTCGTTATATCCCAATGCTTCTTGATAGGTGTATGTCTGTGTCTGATTAGCTACAACAAACTCTTTAAGAGCTTGAACAGTGAACTTACCTGTATCGGTGAATGCTGTAATCTTTGCATCACATATACCAAATATCTCAGACAGCCATACAAAAAATACAATGATACCTAAGCT